GACCAGGCATAGACCGCCGGGGCCTCGTAGCCCGTGTCGATGGCCAGCCGCGCGATCCGAAGATGCGCGCCACCTTCGTGCGGCCAGCTTCGATCCAGCAGCGCCGTCAGGTCGCCCCACGCCTCATGCCGATCCGGCCCGCCCTCGATGACGACGTGATCGACGAGCCAGGACTCCAACCCACGGCCCCAGGCCCAGACATCGATCTCGATGCGGTCCTTCTGGACGTCGGCCCCGGCAGTCAGGAACAGCCCGCCAGCCGGCACGATGCCCGGTTTCCACGCCTCGCGGCGGTCATAGAGCCGCTGCCAGTCGCTCGGCCGCCCCTCGGACCGGTGGCGGGGCGGCCTCGCCCTCCCCGGTCTCGACCCAGGTCTCGCCGAGGATCGTGTTGCGGAACGCCTTGATCGCCTCGTCGGACCCCTGGGCCGCCTCCCAGCCGCGGGCGATGCGCGGCCAGCTGAGCCAGCCCACCGGCGAATAGAGCGCCGAGAGGTGGTAGCCGACCGTGGTCGGATCGGCGGCCGTCGCAGTCGCCCGCCATTCGCCCCTCTCCAGCATCGCCGTCTTGTGGTGTTCCGCGATGGGTCTCTCACAGCCCTCGCAGTGATATTCCGCCGTCTCCGGGCGGCCCTTCTGCCAGCGCAGCCGCTCGAACTTCAGCCATTGCATCGCCCCGCAATGCGGGCATGGCACGAAGTAGCGTCGCTGGTCGGACGCCTCGAACTCTCGCTCGATGCGCGACAGCCCCCGGATCGTCGGGGTCGAGACCAGCAGCACCTTGCGCCGGTGGGCGAAGGTCAGCGACCGCGCTTCCGCCAGCGTGACGGGGTCGCCTTCCTCGTCGGCCGAGGCCGGATAGGCATCGACCTCGTCGAGGAAGATGTACCGCGCAGGCGTCGAGCGCAGCCCGACCGCCGAGTTCGCCCCGGTCATGATCAGGATGCCGCCCGCGAACTCCTTCGACAGCATCGTGTTGCCCGCGTCGCGCGAGCGCGCGGGCTTCACCCGCTCGCGCAGCTCCGGGCTCTCGTCGATCAGCGGGTCGATCCGCTGGCGCGAATTGCGCTTGGCCAGATCGACCGTCGGCTGGACCGCCAGCATCGGCCCCGGCGCCTGGTGGACGACAAACCCGATCCAGTTGTTGCCCGCCTCGGTCGCGCCCACCTGCGCGGCCTTCATGAAGACCACCCGCTGCGTGGGATCGCCGGGCGACAGCCGGTCCATGATCTCGCGCATGTAGGGCGTGCGGATGGTGCGGTATCGCCCCGGTTCGGCCGAGGCGCGGCCCGAAAGCATCCGGTGCCGGTCGGCCCATTCCGACACGGTCAGGTCCGGGTCGGGCCTGAGCCCGCTGCCCCAGGCGCGCAGGATCTCGCCCGCGCCGTCGAACCCGGTTAGGGCATCGTCATCACCGTGATTGTCACCGGAAGTCGGGCCGGACCTCGGCGAGTTCGTCGAGGTGGGCGCGTACATGTTTCTCCAGAACCTTCTGCATCGCGGCAGGCTCCACGCCCAGATCGGCCGCCATCAGCGCCGCCGCGCGCGCGGGCCAGTTCACCCATGAATCCCGCTCCTCCCGCGCCAGGCGGAACACCAGTCCCAGCGCCCGGACCCGGTCGATCAGCTCCCCCTTCAGCTTCTGGAGCCGGATGCGCCGCTCCTGCGCCTTCAGCACCTCGTTGGCGGTCTTGGCCTGCAGGAAGGTGGTGCCGCCGCCGATGGCCGGCACCGCCAGCCCCTGTTCGCGCAGCGTCTCGCCGACGGCGGCCACGGCCGCCTCGGGGACAGGCTTCAGCTTCGGCGCGGGCGGCTTTCGGGTCTTGGACGGATCCGTCGTCTCGGCTCTTCTGGCGTCGCTGGCCGCCGCGTTGATGCTGCCGTCGGCGAACAGCACCAGGCGCTCGGTACCCTTCGCCTTCTGGATGGCGCCGCGCGACAGCCCGGCATGGGCGGCATACTGGCGCTCGCTCATGCCCTGCATCGACGGCTCCAATTATCATTCAGATTCAGGTGCTTATTCAGTTGATAAGCATCGCGGACAGAGCGAACACGGATGCAGGACGAAGATGCAACCCGACCACGGAGCCACCCCGATGACCCGCCGCGCGACCGACGACTCCAAGGCCCTCGACGCCTTCCTCGCCACCAAGTTCGAGATCGACGCGATGCTGGAGCGGCTCGCCGCCCTAAGCGCGGACCATTTCGAGACCAGCCCCGACGAGATCAACTGGGGGCACGTCGGCACCCTGAACTACTACCGCGCCAAGCTGCGCGAGATCACCGACATGGCGTTCCGCGAAGGCGAACACGCCGAGTGAGAGGAACCACTCCGGGTCTCGCCCACCGACTGGCGGGCTCGGCCTCGTAGCAGGGTTCGCATCCCGCGCGCCCCGATACGGAGACGACCCGATGACCAAACTTTCCGATACGCAAGCGATCATCCTCAGCGCCGCTGCGCAGCGCGAGGACCGCATTGCCCTGCCGCTGCCCGAGAGCCTGCGCGGCGGCGCCGCCGCCAAGGTGGTCGGCGCGATGCTCGCCAAGGGCTTCCTCGAAGAGGTCGATGCGAACATGCGCAACGGCGAACCCGTCTGGCGCGAGACCGGCGATGGCCACGGCGTCACGCTGATCGCCACCGACGTGGGGCTCGCCGCCATCGGCATCGAGCCCGAGGACGCGAACAGCGCGCCCACCGGCGCCAACGAACCGCCGAGCGACGCGCCCGCGCCGGATACCGCCACCGAACCTCAAGGCGGGCCCAAGGCGCGCACGTCGCGCGAGGGCACCAAACAGGCCGCCCTGATCGCCATGCTGCGCGCGCCGGAGGGTGCGACCATCGACGAGATTTCCACCGCCCTGCAGTGGAGGCATCACACGACGAGGGGCGCGATGGCCGGGGCGTTGAAAAAGAAGCTCGGGCTTGAGGTGACCTCCGAGAAGGTCGAGGGGCGCGGACGGGTTTACAAGTTGCCCGCCGCTTGACGCACGCGGACCCGACCAGAAGATGACCGCCGTCCCATTGGGGCGGCGGTCGATCATCGAGTGCTCCGCATCCGGATCGCCTCGAACAGCCGCCGCAGCAGGAAACCACGCGCCAGCGAGATGCCGACGAAGGCAAGGCCGATGGTCATGTGCTCGGCAAGCCCGGTCTCGATCCCGAACCACGGGAACACCACGATCTGGGTGGCGATGGCCAGCACATAGCCGATCACGACATTGGTCGCGGCCTCCAGCATCGACATGGTGCGGCTTTGCTTCATGACGCGGGGCCTTTGCCATCGGCTTGCGCGGCGATCGAACGGACGGCCTCCCGATACGCTTTCGCGACATCCACGACGATGATCGTAGCGGGGCGGTGCTTCAGAACGGCGGCGAGTTCCTCTTCGGCCACCAGTCCAACCGTCGGGCTCGGTTGCCGATCAGACCAGCCTGCGCAGAAAAAGTACAAGCCGACGCTGGCAGTGATCTCCTCGATGCCGTCGAGGTCTTCGCGAAGCTCCGACGTGATGAACCCGAGTTCACCGATCAACAGTGAATGCTTCCGCAGTGCGCTCATGACAGCAAGGCATGCGAGATCGCGCCAGTCGAACTGCCGTGCGTTCCCGTTTTCGGGAGTTGACGACGGGATGAAGTGACCGCGAGAAATCCACTGGCTCAGTTCCCCGGTCGTCATTGCGCAGGCATCTGTGACCTCATGGATTGTCCATGTCGTCATCCTGCCACCTCATCCATCGGCCAGCAATTCAGTTGCGAGAGTTCGCAGCGCATGCGCCGCAACCAGCGGGACCACGCCGTTGCCACAGAGGCGAAGCCGGTCCACCCGGTGGGCCAGCCCATCAGCGCCTCGACGAACAGCGGGTTCAGCGTCCGGCGCGCATCGGAGGTATCGCGCCCAGCCATGGGCGTCACCAGGACCTGGCGGCCAAGCAGGCCGTTGACCGGCGTGTTCGCCAATGTCGTCGCCCCGTCCTTGTGGTCCCGTGCCGTCGGCGTCATCCACAACTGACTGGCATGGGTCAGATCGGCCGTCTTGCGATTGCCCGCGCTCGGCTTGCACCCGTCGTTCGCCATCGGCGTCGGCCAGTCCCGCGCCATCCGGTCCAGACCCTTCTCGTCCTTGCGCTCGCCGCCCCGGCTGCGGAAACTGTCGGTCTGCGGCGTCGGCCACATCGCCGCCGTCGTCGCGAGGTTCATCCCGTGCTGCCCCGCTTCCTGCGATGGCGTCGGCTTCGTCTGCCGGTTCTCGTTGGCGCTCGCCCGGGGCGTCGGCCAGAGCCGCATCATCTCCGTCCGGTTCCCGCCACTGGAGCGGGTTCCAGAGCAGGCGCGCGGGGTCGGCCAGTTCGTCCCCTTCGCGGATGGCGAGAATGAACAGCCGCTCGCGCCGATGCGGCGCGCCGACTTCCGCCGCCGTGAAGAGGCCTGCCGCAAGGCGGTAGCCCATGCCGACCAGTCCTGCGGCGACTTCGGGGAAGCCGAGGCGGAGATGATGGGCGACATTTTCGAGGAAGACGAAGGGCGGCTCGACTTCATTGATGATGCGGGCGACATGCGGCCAGAGGTGGCGCGGGTCGTCCGTACCCCGGCGCTTGCCCGCCACGCTGAACGGCTGGCACGGATAACCCGTTATGCGGCGCGCCGCATAACGGGCTTTATGCAGAGCGTGGGATTATGCCGAGTTGCGGCGGCGGCTGTTGAGTAATTCGTTGGTTCTGCATTGGAAGTCCCGCGACGGTTGGGCGGCTTACTCCGCATAATTGCGTCCTTCTCGGGGGCATGGGGCCTCCGCTGGTTCCGAACGGGATCCTGGCCGCGCAGATCCCGCCGTTTTCCGGAGTTCTGCAGTCCCGGGGCTATTCGGCCATATCCGTTGCGCGCCATGCTTCCGCGGCCCAGCATTTCGTGGTCTGGTTCGTGGGAGCCGGGCTTGCCCCCGGCGTCATCGACGACGCCATGGTCGAAAGGTTCGCGTGCCACGCCTGCGCGAACGCGGGCGGCCGTGCGCATCGGTTTTCCCCGGACTACATGGGACGGGTGCGCGCGTTCGTCCGGTATCTGGCGGAAGCTCAGATCGTCACGCGGCCCGCGTCGTCTCCGGCGCCGGGAGCATTCCGGATCGCGGGTTTCCAGGACTGGCTGAGAGTTCGCCGCGCCGTCTCGGACGTGACGATCCAAAGCCACACCTTCAAGCTCAAGGCGCTCCTTGCTGTCGTCGGGAGCGATCCTGCAGCGCTCGATGCCGCCGGGATCCGGCGGACGATCATCGCCCTCGCGGAGACATCCTCGCGCTTTCACACCAGGAACCTGGTCGTGACGCTGCGCCACTACCTCCGCTTCCTGACTGAGCGGGGTGAGTGCCCGGCGCACCTCGCCGAGGCGATCCCCGTGCTGTCCACCAGGGGCGCCGAGACGCTGCCGCGACACCTGGAACCCGCCAGGGTCGAGGCGCTGATCGCCGCGTGCGATCCGGCGACTTCCGCCGGCAAGCGGGATCGCGCCGTCCTGTTGCTGCTGGCGCGCCTCGGCCTGCGGGCTGGCGATATCGTGGCCATGCGGCTGGACGCTGTCGCCTGGGACGAGGGCGCCCTGCGCGTCTGCGGCAAGGGACGTCGCGAGGTGGCCCTGCCGCTCCCGCAGGACGTCGGCGATGCCCTGTTCGCCTATGTGCAGAACGCCCGGCCGGTGGTGGCGGACGACCGGTTGTTCCTCAGGACGATCCCGCCGTTCGTGGCGCTGGCCTCGTCCCCCGCGGTCGCCCATATCGTGAAGCGGGCGCTGCAGCGGGCTGGCATCACCGACGCGCCGTCCCGCGGGGCGCACATGCTGCGCCATTCGGCGGCCACCGGCATGCTGCGGGCCGGGGCCACGATGGAGAGCATCGCCGCGATCCTGCGCCATCGCTCGGTCGAGACGACCAACATCTACACCCGGGTCGATGTCGGCATGCTGGGGGAGATCGCCCAGCCCTGGCCGGGAGCGACGTCATGCTGAGCGATGAGGTCGAACGCTACATCCGCCTGCGGCGGGCGGCGGGCTTCGTCTTCTACGAACAGAGCCTCGTGCTTCGCCATTTCGCCAGATTTGCCGAGGCGGCCGGCGATGATCACGTCCGCATCGCGCGCGTCTTCGAGTGGGTGACGCGCCGCCATGCGCCGGTCAGAAGCCGCACCGAGTCGCACACCATCCGCGCTTTCGCGCTCGCGGCCCTGGCCGAGAACCCCGGTCACGAAGTGCCTCCGGCAAAGGCGGTCGGTGCGCCGCGCGCGGGACGGCCCACGCCGTTCATCTGGACGCTGGACGAGGTCGCCCGGCTGGTCGAGGCGGCGGGACAGGCATCGCGCAGCCCCGCCCGGTCGCAGATGTATGCGCTGTTCTTCGGCCTTCTGGCCGCGACGGGCCTGCGGCGGTCGGAGGCGCTGCACCTGAAGATTGGCGACATCACCGGCGAAGGGCTGATCGTCCGCGCAGGCAAGTCCGGCAAGAGCCGGATGGTGGTGCTGCACCCCACGGTCCGGGCGGTCCTGGACGCCTGGCTGGAAGTGCGCCTCAAGCGGTTCGCCGTCTCGGACGATCTGTTCGTCAGCCGGCGCGGCATGGCGCCCAGCACCGCGACGGTGCAGGTCGAGTTCCACAAGCTCCTCCGCGCCATCGGGCTGGAGGCAGCGCCCGGCGGCAAGGCGCCGCGCATGCACGACCTGCGACACAGCTTTGCCGTCCGCTTGCTCGAGCAGTGTGGCGGAGACCGCGCTGCGCTCTCGCGGCACATGGTGGCGCTGAGCACCTATCTCGGGCACGCCCATCTTGAGAGCACCTACTGGTATCTCGAGGCGACGCCCGCGCTCTTGACCCGGATCGCCGCGGAGCACGAGGACTTCCATGCCCGGCACAGGGAGGCACACCCTGCTCGGGGAGGCGGCGCATGACCGACCTCGCCTCCTGTCTGAGCGCATTCCTGAACGAGCACCTGCCGCGCGAACGCGGCGCGAGCCCGCACACCTGCCAGTCCTATGCCTACAGCTTCCAGCTGCTGGTGCGGTTCGCGGCGGAACGGCACAAGGTCAAGCCCTCCGGCCTCCAGCTCGAGCACCTCGGGGCCGCCACCGTTCTGGCGTTCCTGGACGACCTCGAAGCCGCGCGCGGCTGTACCGCCCGCACCCGCAACGCCCGGCTGGCGGCGATCAAGTCCTTCTTCCGCTTCCTCGAATACCGGCTACCGTCCAGTCTCGGGCAGGCGCGGCAGATCCATGCGATCCCGATGAAGCGCTTCGACGAGGCGCTTGTCGCCTATCTCACCCTCGACGAGGTGCAGGCCCTTCTCGATGCGCCCGGCCCAGGAACGGCCTCGGGCCTGCGGGATCGGGCGATCCTGTATCTGGCCTACAGCTGCGGGCTGCGCGTCGGCGAGCTGGTGGCGCTGCGGGCGGATCAGTTCGACGGGCGCCAGCCCGCCTGCATCCATGTCGACGGCAAAGGGAGGCGTCAGCGCGTGCTGCCCTTGTGGAAGGAAACCTCGATCGCCATCCGGAACTGGCTTGCGGTGCGCAGGCCGGACGCCGACCCGGAACTCTTCCTCAATGCAGCCGGCAGAGCGCTGACCCGCTCGGGCGTGGAATACATCCTTGCCAGGCATGTGGTCGCAGCAGCCGAACGTCAGCCATCGCTCGCCCGAAAGCGCGTGACCCCTCATGTCCTGCGCCACAGCTGCGCCATGCACAGCCTGCAGGCCACCGGCGACATCAGGAAGGTCGCGCTCTGGCTCGGCCATGCCAGCATCCGCAGCACCGAAATCTACCTGCGCGCCGATCCGACGGAAAAGCTGGAGGCCCTTGCCAGGCTGGGCGCGCCCGTCCTCACGAAAGGTCGCTTCAAGGCCCCGGACAAGCTGATCGCCATGCTGAAAGCCGCCGCCAGTCCCGGAAATTATGCGGAGTGAAAGTCAAGAAAAGACGGCGGCAATCCGAGTGTTGCCGCCGCAACTCGGCATAATCCCACGCTCTGCATAAAACCCGCGAAACTGACAACATCGTCCCAGACAACAGCCTGATCCAGGGACGCGTCTTCCATCCGCGCCACGAGAGTGGCTGCGGCGAAGGCGTCCCGCTCGACGTAACCCACAGAACGATATCCGGGGATGGCGATGATGAGGCCGAGGTCGAGCCCGCCTGCGCCGGAGCACAGGGAGAGGCCGAAGAGGTATGCGTCTCCGGCTCCGGAAGCGTCTCCGGGGGAAGGTAGAGCCAGGTCATGCATGGCCTCAGGCTACGGATTTTCGTTTGCGGGCGTGTTCGGGGGCGGCGTCGGTGTCCGGGGCGTCGGCGGGGGCTTCGGCATTTTCGCCCAGCCGCTCGGCCTTCACGGCTGCGAAGGTCCGGCCGTCCCCGTCGAGGATCGCGTTCTTGCCGGTCTCGGCCTGCCAACGTTCGACGGCGACATCGACATAGGCCGGGCTGATCTCCATCGCGAAGACGCGCCGCCCGTTGGCCTCGCCCGCCATGATCTGTGAGCCGGAGCCCGAGAACGGCTCGTAGCAAAGCCCGCCGCGCGCCACATGCTGGCGCATCGGAATGCCGAAGGCGTCGAGCGGCTTCGGCGTCGGATGGTCGGGCCGCTCGTCCTTGGCGAAGGACGGCATCTCCCAGGTCGAGGGCAGCGTCTGCTCGGCGACCTTCGGCGGACGGTTCGGGCGGCGCCAGCCCATGAAGCAGGGCTCGTGCTTCCACAGATAGTGCGACCGGGTCAGGACGCCCCGGTCCTTCACCCAGATGATCTGCTGATGGACGAAGGCGCCGGCCTTCTCCCAGCAGGCTTCCAGCATCGCCTGACGACGGGAGGCGTGCCAGCAGTACCAAGCCGCATCCTCGGTGATGGCTTCCGCCACCGCGGCAGAGATGAAGCCGTCGTAGAGTTCAGCGCCCTGCGAAGAATCGTCCCAGGTCACGCCATAGGACTGGCTCCAGTCCTTATTGCGGGTCGGGTGGTTGGAGCCGTCGTAATCGACCAGATACGGAGGATCGGTGGCGAACAGCACCGCCCGCTCGCCGTTCATCAACCGGCGCACATCGTCATGATTCGTGCTGTCGCCGCAAAGCAGCCGGTGGTCGCTGAGGATCCACAGATCGCCCGTGCGTGAAGCCGGATTGCGCGGCGGCTCCGGGATGGTCACCGGCGGCACACTGGCACCGCCAGCATCGTCACCGTCTCCCTCCGGCACGTAGGTCAGCAGCTTGTCCAGTTCCCCATCGGAGAACCCGACCAGCGACAGGTCGAAATCCTCGGCCAGCAACTCGTTCAGTTCCGCCGATAGAGCCGCCTCATCCCAGCTGCCGAGTTCGGTCAGCTTGTTGTCGGCGATGCGATAGGCCCGGCGCTGTGCCTCGGTCAGATGCCCCAGCACGATCACCGGCGCCTCGGTCAGCCCCAGCTGCGTGGCGGCAAGCACGCGACCATGGCCGGCGATCAGCTCGCCGTCCTCGCCGACGAGGCAGGGCACGGTCCAGCCGAACTCGGCCATGGAGGCGGCGATCTTGGCGACCTGGTCGGGCCCGTGCAGCTTTGCGTTCTTCGCATAGGGCTGCAGGCGCGCAAGCGGCCACTGCTCGATCCGCTCGGGGGCGAAGGCGAGGGTCATGAAGGATCCTGTCGATGATGTTGGGTGCGTCTGCGCGGGTGGACCCCGGCCCGTTGGAGTCCACCGGCTTCCAGCTGGATTCAGGAGTCCAGGGTATCCACCCCGGAGTCCACCAGCCAAGACGCTGTTATTGCGTGGTTATTTCAGGTTGCGCGGTGGCTTCCGGCCGGGGTGGCTTCCCAAAATTTCGGCCCTGTCGCTGGCGATATGCCGCGCTTCGCCCGCCAGCATAGGATTATCGTCAGGAAGGAACCAAGATATCAAAGGCTTAGCCGATTTCGCTTCGGCCATCCGCCGACCGCTCGCCCGGTTGCGAACTGTCGCCGCCTGTCGCGCCCGCTGGACCCCGGATCGGATTCCGGCTGGATTCCTTCTGGACCCCGGAAGCCAGCGACGCGGCCAGTGCCTGCGCGCTCCTCTCCCGAGCATATCGAATTCATTGCCTCGCTGAGCGAATCCGTCTCGCCTTGCGGTGTCTCACCGGAAATTGTCTCATCGGCGCGTCAGGGCTTGACAGTCCGATCTTGAACGCCGTTGCCGCCCCACCACATTTCCGGTATGGTTTCCGGAAATGGAGGGCATCATGGCCAGCACCGATCCATCCCCCGTCACCCAGTGGCGCAAGCGCCGCCAGCGGCAGGGTTTCGTGCGCGTCGAGGTACAGGTCCGCAAGGAAGATGCCGGTCTGGTACGCGACGTTGCCACGGCACTCGGCGATCCGGCACGGGAGGCCGAAACCCGCGCGCTGCTGCGCGAGAAGATCGCATCCGCGCGCGCGGGCGGGTTGAAAGCGCTGCTGGCGGCGGCGCCGCTCGAGGGCATCGAGATTGACCGTCCGCGCGATTTCGGGCGCGAGACCGTCCTGTGAGCTTCCTGATCGACACCAACGTCATCTCCGAAATCCGCAAGGGCAACCGCTGCGACCCGGGTGTCGCCGCCTGGTGGGCCGAGGTGGCCGAGGACGATCTCTGGCTCAGCGCGCTGGTGCTGGGCGAAATCCGCAAGGGCGTGGAACTGGCCCGCAGGCGCGACCCGCAGAAGGCTGCGGCGCTGGAGGCATGGCTCGGCGAGGTGGTTGCGGGCTTTGCCGACAGGGTGCTGCCCGTCGATGCTGCGGTGGCCGAGGAATGGGGGCGGATGAATGCGATCCGGCCGGTGCCGGTCATTGACGCGCTATTGGCGGCGACGGCCAAGGCGAACGGCCTGACGCTGGTGACGCGGAACGAGGCGGATGTCGCCGGGATCGGGGTCGAGGTTCTGAACCCGTTCGCAGCCTGAGACGCAGATCACCCCGCCTTCGCCACCACGAACCCCATCGAGCGTTTTCCCGGTACCCGCCTGCCGTTGAGCCGCCAGGTGATGACGGCGATGCCATACTGCCAGCGCCGGTTGGCGGTGGCGCGGCTGATGCCCAGTTCCCAGCAGATCGGCTTCCACGGCTTGCGGTTCGCCCGCAGCCAGAGCAGCCGGGCGTCGCCGGGTTCCAGCCAGCGCAACCAGAGCAGGGCCTCCTCGGCTTCGGTGATCTGACGCGGGCCGGGCCTCGGACGACGCATCGTCGGCTGTTGACCGACCTTGTCGCCGAAGCTGTGGAAATACTCGGGCCATGCGCTGAAGTAGCCCTGCGGCCTCGCCTCGGGCAGCGACCGGAAGACGTCGGCGGCGCTTTCGAGCCGATCCTCGACAGTGATGGGGGTCCAGTCAGCCATTGGCGGCCTCTCGGCTTTCGGCGCGTTGGCCATAGAGTCTGTTGCCAAGCTGGCGCACCAGTTCGCGCTCGGGCCAGGTCAGGCGCGGATCTTCGAGAGAAACTGCGAGAAGTCCCTGTTCCCGCCATCCGTCCTGCTTGACCCGCTCGGGATCGCGACGGGCGCCGCCATAACCTCGGGGATGCCATCTCATGCCATGCCTCCGCCGGTCTCGATCGCCCAGTGGAGGATGGCGATAGCATCGGCCTCGTTGTCGTCGGCGGGCGAGAACCCGCGGGCGCGGGCAGCAGCGATCATCGCCTCCTTCGGCGCATTACCCTTGCCGGTGGCGTGCCGCTTAATGGTGCCGACCGGGACGCCCTCGTAAGGGACACCCCGCAGCTCGGCCCACGCGGTCAGCGTGGCCATCAACCCGCCGTAGACATGGGCCGCGTCGGTCCCGACATGGCGACGCACTTCCTCGAACCAGATTGCCGCGATGGGGCCGGACAGCCGGTCGATTTCGGTCAGCCAGTTGGTGAAGCGCAGGTATCGCATGCCACCGCCGTCGTAGCGGCCGGGGCGGAAGGACACGGTGCCGCTGGTAATCAGACCGTCGTAGGCGCGGATCGCCCAGCCGGTCGTGGTGCCGAGATCGAGGGCGAGGATGCAAGACACGGGAACGCGCCCCTGTTCGGGACGCCGGTCCGGCATGGGGATCGTCTGGTTCATGGTGAAGGCTCACGGATCGTGGGCCTTCGGCTTTGGTCATGGGCAGAGAATCATGCCCTGCGCGCCCATTCAAGAAAAATGCGCCTGACGATGCTTCTGTCCCACCTGGTCTCGGGTTGCCCCACTTGCCGATCAAAGTGGGACGCCAAATTTTCCTTTCAAAACAAGGCGTGTCCCACCTGTCCCACTTGTCCCACCTTTTCCCTACGTCGCATGAGGAAGAATGAGGTCGACCGGGACATATGCGCTCCATATGGGAAAGAAAGAAGTTGGCGACCCAAGTGGGACAGGTGGGACGGGATTGATTTTGAAAGGCTTTTTCTGTCCTACCTTGGGCTTGAAGTGGGACACGCCGCGAAGTGGGACAGCGGCCAAACAAAAAAGGGGCACCCGAATGGATGCCCCCTTGTTTCATAACCTAGCAGGCCGCTGAAATAGTCCTGCCTCGACAGAGGATTGAGAACATGATTCACCCTCGGCACGATGCTGGCGGGGGTTATGATGCGCGGGATGGACGAGACGAGCGGGTCGCTGTTCAGCTATGTCGATCTGGAGGAGCG